ACCTTGAAGATGATGACCTAGGCGAAGACGCAAAGCTACACAAGCAAAATGTTTCAATGTCAGGTGATGAAGACGGAAAAGCTTCACCAGTTCTGCAAAACCAAAGCGATATGAGCGGCGGCCATGCAAAGCCAGTCAATAAGTTTGGTGGAGACGAAAAAGGTGGTAAAGGTGACTCAGCAAAGAAAATGAGTGTTACTGGACCACAAGAGCAAAAGGGCAAGATGGACAAGAAAGTTTCACACCCAAGTAACTCAAGCGAAAAGGCACAAAGCCTTTTCAAAGACAAGAAAAAGCACTAAGGAAACGATAACTGATGTTTACACCTCTTAGAGAAGTTATTACGCCTGATGCAGCGTCTATTACTACTGAAAGCCATGATAATGGCCAAGGTGGCAAGGACCTGTATATGCAGGGTATCTTCATCCAAGGTGATAAGCGAAATCAGAATCAAAGAGTATACCCAGTTAATGAAATCACAAGCGCCGTTAAGTCGCTCAAAGAGAAGATTGCTGGTGGTTATACAGTCCTTGGTGAAGCAGATCATCCAGACGATCTGAACATCAACCTTGACCGTGTAAGCCACATGATTGTCGATATGGACATGCGTGGATCAGACGGTGTTGGTAAACTAAAAATGTTGCCCACTCCAATGGGCAACATATGTAAAACACTACTGGAAAGTGGTGTAAAACTAGGGGTCAGCTCACGCGGCAGTGGTAACGTTGATGGCTCAGGCAGTGTGTCAGAGTTTGAAATTGTTACGGTAGATATCGTGGCGAATCCAAGTGCACCAGAAGCATATCCGGATCCGATTTATGAACACATCATGAATCACCGTCGTGCTAATAGCATTTGGGACGTAGCAACTAATGTTCAGCACGATCCAAGAGCACAGAAGTATCTCAAAGAAGAGATGATTCGAATTATCCAAGACCTAGGGAGAAAATAAACATGCCTAAGTCATTTAAAGAAATCCTCGGCAGCGATGTTCTTAACGAAGAACTTCAGTCAGAGCTAAACGAAGCGTTCGAAGCACGTATTGCTGAAGAGCGCGAGGCTATGACCGCAGAGTTGCGTGAAGAGTTTGCGTCTCGTTATGAAAATGACAAGTCACAAATTGTTGAAGCAATGGACGCAATGTTGAAGGAAGCTATCAAGACCGAATTGGAAGAGTTCGCAACGGACAAAGCCAAGGTCGCAGAAGATCGCGTTCGTTACAAGAAAGCGGTTAAAGAGCACGCCAAGATGCTCGATAGTTTTGTTCAAGAAGTTCTAGCTAAGGAAATCGGTGAATTGCGTGAGGATCGTAAAACACAAAAGGCTAATTTTGGTAAGCTAGAAGAGTTTGTTCTCAAGCAGCTAACCAAAGAACTCAACGAATTCCATGATGACAAGCGAGCTCTAGCAGAGCAGAAAGTCAAAATGGTACGCGAAGGTCAAAAAGTCATCGAACAAGCAAAGCGCAACTTCATCAAGAAGAGCGCAGCTAAACTTGAAACCATGGTTGAAAATGTCATGCGTAAGGAGCTCACAACTCTACACGAAGACATTCAAACAGCTAAGGAAAACGAGTTCGGTCGTAAGATTTTCGAGACATTCGCAAGCGAGTTTATGACAAGCACTCTAAGCGAAAGCACACAGACTGCTAAACTTGCTAAAGAAATAATGAACCTAAAGCAGAACCTTGCTGAATCAAAAGAAGCAATAGAAGCTAGGGAACAACAGCTCAAAGAAGCAAACCGCAAAGCTAGAGTCGCAACCGACTTGAGTGAGCGAAAGCAAATTATGAGCGAAATGCTTGGTCCTCTAAACAGGGGTCAGAAAGAACTAATGGGAACACTACTTGAAAGTGTCAAGACTTCACAGTTGAAGACAGCATACAAGAAGTATCTTCCAAGTGTCCTTTCAGAAGACTCAGATGTTAAGACACAAGCAAAGAAGGCTAAACTCACTGAAAACAAGCGTCCAGTACGTGAAGTTAATGGTGACAAGGTCAACAAGAGCGCCCAGCAAGACGTTGGTGGCTCAGCTGATATCATTGAACTCAAGAAATTAGCAGGACTAAGCTAAAGGAGAAATTAAAATGGCAGACGTTCTATTCGAAAACTGGTCAGCAACCAAGGACGCACTCGTTGACGGCTTGACCGGTAACAAAAAGTCAGTTATGGAAACTGTTCTTGAAAACACCAAGAAGCAGTTGTCAGAATCTGCAACAGTCGGCTCAACATCAGCAGGTAACATTGCGACACTTAACAAAGTGATCCTACCAGTTATCCGCCGTGTTATGCCAACTGTTATTGCAAACGAACTAGTTGGTGTGCAGCCAATGACCGGCCCAGTTGGTCAAATCCACACTCTACGTGTCCGTTATGCAGAAACATTCGACTCAGCAGTTGCTGGTGACGAGGCACTTAGCCCGTTCCAGATTGCTAACGGTTACTCAGGTAACGCTACAACTGACCGCGCTGAAGCAACTTCAGTGCTTGAAGGTCAGGCTGGTCGTAAGCTAAACATCCAGGTCCTCAAGCAGACCGTCGAAGCAAAGACTCGTAAGCTCAGCGCACGTTGGACTTTCGAAGCTGCGCAAGACGCACAAGCTATGCATGGCCTAGACGTTGAAGCAGAGATCATGGCTGCGCTCGCGCAGGAGATCACTGCTGAAATCGACCAAGAGATCCTAGCATCTCTACGTTCACTCGCAGGTGCTGCAACCAGCACATACGACCAGAACGCAGTAAGCGGAACCGCAACTTTTGTTGGTGACGAACATGCTGCACTAGCAGTGCTCATCAACAAGGCAGCAAACGACATTGCAGCTCGCACACGTCGTGGCGCTGGTAACTGGATGGTTGTTTCACCAACAATCCTCACAGTGCTCCAGGCAGCTACCACAAGTGCATTTGCTCGCACAACTGAAGGTCCTTTCGAGGCGCCAACAAACACCAAGTTCGTTGGTACACTAAACGGCTCAATGCGCGTTTATGTTAACCAGTATGCGACAGACGACAACATCCTTATCGGATATAAAGGTTCAAACGAGACAGATGCAGCGGCATTCTACTGCCCATACATTCCTCTAATGAGCTCAGGCACAGTGCTTGACCCAAGCACCTTCGAGCCAGTTGTCAGCTTCATGACACGTTACGGATACGTAGAACTCAGCAACCAGGCGTCAAGCCTTGGTAACGCTGCGGACTACCTAAACCGCATTGACGTTACAACTGCAAACCTAACCTTCAGCTAATAGCTGTTGTTTTAGTAAAAACAAAAGAACCGGCCCTAGGGCCGGTTCACTCTTGATCGAAATGGTTACTAGTTACTCTGATCCCCTATGGCCGCAACGCGACCTCAGGTGCACTAGGGTCAGTGACCAGCTGTAATAGTCCGGTCTCACCTGTGCCTAACGCTAGTTACTTTATTCAACGCCCCATATCCCTCGGAGCCGCTTAATATGTATTCAATATAAGCGATAAATACCAGGAAGTCAATAGGAATCTTCACAAAAATGCCAATTAATTTAAATCATAATGGTAACCTGATCTCAACTGAAGACGAGACACTCACATTCGATATTCTAGGTGCTGTCAAGTTACCAGTAGGCACAACAGGTAATCGACCATCTGGTGTTGATGGTATGATACGTTTCAATTCTGACCTTGGTCAGTTTGAAGGATATAACTCAGGCTGGGGCGCGATCGGGGGAGGAAGTGGCGGAGACGTTGACAGTGTAAATGGACAAACAGGTGTTGTGGTATTGGATCCAGATGATCTAGATGACACCTCAACAACCAACAAGTTTACAACCGCAAGCGACATCTCAAAGCTAGCAGGAGTGGAAGCAGGCGCAACTGCCGATCAAACAGATGCAGAGATAAAGACTGCTTATGAAAATAATGCTGATACCAATGCCTTTACTGATGCTGAACAAACAAAACTAGCAGGAGTGGAAGCACTAGCAGATGTGACTGATACTGCCAATGTTACATCAGCAGGTGCCCTAATGGACAGCGAAGTAACAAATCTAGCTGATGTCAAGGCATTTGATCCGGCTGACTATGCTACTGCCGCACAGGGCGATTTGGCAGACACAGCACTACAGGATCTTTCAGGTAGTTCAACTACCGATCTAAGTGAGGGAACAAACCTTTACTTCACCAATGAACGAGTAGACGATAGAGTTGACAGTCTACTGGTTGGTGGAACAAACATTACCCTCACATATGATGATGTGTCAGGAACACTGACTATTGATGCGGCAGGCGGAACGGCTCCAGTTGATAGTGTAAATGGACAAACAGGTGTTGTGGTATTGGACCCAGATGATCTAGATGACACCTCAACAACCAACAAGTTTACAACGGCAGGTGACATCTCAAAACTAGCAGGTATTGAAACTGGTGCGACAGCAGACCAAACAGATGCTGAGATCAAGACTGCTTATGAAAATAATGTTAATACAAATGCCTTTACAGATAGCGAACAAACAAAACTAGCAGGTATTGAAACTGGCGCTGATGTAACTGATACTGCTAATGTTACATCAGCAGGGGCACTCATGGATAGTGAGGTAACCAACCTAGCAGCAGTTAAGGCATTTGATCCGGCTGACTATGCCACAGCAGCACAGGGCGATTTGGCAGACACAGCACTTCAAGACTTGAGTGGCAATTCTACAACAGATCTAAGTGAAGGAACAAATCTCTACTACACAGATGAACGAGTAGACGATAGAGTTGCAGCACTTCTCGTTGAAGGCGATGCCATTAACTTAACATATAATGATGTGGCAGGAACACTCACAGTGGCCGTTCCAGATCAAGCTATTACTTTTGCCAAGATGCAGCACATTGCTACCAATCGCATACTTGGTCGTGACAGTAGTGGCACAGGCGATATTGAAGCACTCACAGGCCCTGCGGCAACTGATCTACTGCGCACATTCAACATTAGTAACAGTGGTATTGTCCCTAGCTCAGGTGGAGGTACAACCAACTTTTTGAGAGCAGATGGAAGTTGGGCAGAGCCCGCATACTACAACACTTTCAATACAGACTTTGATACAAGACTAGGGACCAAGGATACAGACGATCTAAGTGAAGGAACAAATCTCTACT